ATCAACCGAAACACAATCATCGCCTAAAGCTAATATTAAAGCTATTCATTGGGCTTTGTCATCTGGTGCTCGTGCTTATGTTCAAAGAAATAGTAAGATTCTTTACGAACTTCAGATGAATGGTAAGCTCGACTTTTATGGGTTTTCTGACGATGATGAAAATGACAGCGATGTTGAAGTTGTGATCGCATCAGGTAATGGTGGTTCTGTTATTGTAGAACTTGCTAAAGTATCTGGTTATGGTTCACAGCAACACCAAGGTGCAGATGGAGATCTAGGCTAATGAAATTAATTAAAGAAATCACAGAGGATATTCAATATATCCAAGAAGAAAAAGATGGTAAGAAAAGCCTGTATATTGAAGGTGTTTTTCTGCAATCTAATCTTAAAAATCGTAACGGTCGTGTATATCCTAAAGAAGTTATGCAAAAAGAAGTTGCACGTTATACCACAGAGCAAATTGATAAGAAAAGAGCTCTCGGTGAACTAGGCCATCCGGATGGTCCTACACTTAACTTGGATCGCGTATCACATATGATTGTTTCACTTAAGGAAGATGGAGACAATTATATTGGTAAAGCTAAGATTTTGGATACTCCTTTCGGTAAAATTGCAGGCAATCTTATTGAAGCTGGCGCACAACTAGGTGTAAGTTCAAGAGGACTAGGCTCTATTAAAGAGAAAAACGGAATCAACGAGGTTCAGGATGACTTTGTTCTTGCTACTGCGGCGGATATTGTTGCTGACCCATCAGCACCAGATGCTTATGTAGAAGGTATTATGGAATCTCGTGAATGGGTTATGGTTGATGGTGTATGGCAAGGCCGTGAAGTAGAACAGGCACAAGCATACATTAAGGCTACACCCAAGCATGAACTAGAAGAAGCTAAATTAAATGTGTTTAGCTCCTTCTTAGATAAGTTGTCCAAAATCTAAAAAATTATAAATAATTTAGACATTAATAAAACTCTATTAGGAGAAAAACAAATGGCTGTAGAAAGCAAAATCAGAGAGCTTCTTGCCAAGGGCCGTGAAGTAGAAGCGGAACTGAATGAAGAAGCTAATGAACTAGACGAGGCAGCTGCTTCTCGCCCACTCGATAAGAGTCAAGGTGATGCAACTGCTCCTGCTCAAGGTTCATCCAACGCTAATCCAGAAATGCAGGATCTGTCAGGCACCGGTGATAAAAATGGTGGTCTTACCGCTGAAGTAGGTAAAGCTGCTATTGGTAAACAAGGAACTGCAACTGCTCCTGATACTACTGGCGCTGGCCAAGCCCCTAACTTTGAAGGTGGCACAGACACAGCATCTGTTGTAAATCAATCTACATCTCAAGGCGTTCGTGAGGACGAGGAAGTTTCTGATGAAGAAACACTTGAAGAAGTAACTGATGAGGCAGAAGAAGAAGTTGTAGAAGAAGAAGTCTTGGAAGACGATGAAGAAGAAGTCGTTGAAGAAGACGAAGAAGACGATCTTGAAGAAGAAACACTTTTCGATGGTGACATTGAAGGTTTGTTCAGTGATGAGGATGGTCTTACCGAAGAGTTTAAAGTAAAAGCTGCTTCCTTGTTTGAAGCTGTTGTAACTGCTCGTGTATCTGCTGAAGTAGAAGAAATTGAAAAAGAACTGGCTGAAGAAGCCCGTATCGCTCAGGAAACATTGAAAGAGGAAATGGTCGAAAAAATTGATGGCTATCTTTCATATGTTGCTGAGAATTGGATGAAAGAGAATGAGCTTGCCATTGAACATGGTCTTCGCACAGAAATTACTGAAGACTTTATTAAAGGCATGCAAACTCTTTTTGCAGAGCATTACATCGAAGTGCCTACTGAAAAGTATGACGTTCTCGGTGAAATGCAAGCCGAAATTGATGAGTTGAAAACAAAACTCGACGAGTCAGTAGAGGAAAAAGTTGCCATGGTAGCGGAAAAAACAGACCTCCTGCGTAGTAAAGTAATTGCTGAAGCTACAACGGACCTGACTGTTACTGAGGCGGAAAAACTTGCTAAACTGGTTGAAGACGTAGAGTTTGATAGCCAGGACTTGTTTGCTGAGAAGGTAGCTGTAATTAAGGAAAACTATTTCCCTAAAGTTAAAGCTACTGACGATGACAAAATGGACGATACTGTGGCTGAAGAAATGGTCGATGGCGATTCGCCAATGAGCATTTATGCCCAGGCTATTTCAAAAGCAGTTAAAAAGTAATTTTTTATAAATAATATATAACCAACTAAAGAGGAAACTAAAGATGTATCTCTCAGAAGAACTTCAAAAGAAGTGGGAACCAGTCCTGGAGCACCCAGAGCTGGGGTCCATTAAAGATGCACACCGTCGTGCAGTAACAACTGTTGTTCTCGAAAACCAAGAAAAGGCTCTTCGTGAGGAGCGCCAAGCAGTTTTTGAAGCAACACACGAAAACAAAACAGGCGCCGGCATTGATAACTACGATCCAGTATTGATTTCACTGGTCCGTCGTGCATTGCCTAACCTGATGGCATATGACGTATGTGGCGTTCAGCCAATGACAGGTCCAACAGGCCTGATCTTTGCAATGAAGTCGCATTATGCTTCACAAACAGGCACAGAAGCTCTGTTCAACGAAGCTGACACAGACTTCTCTGGTGCTGGCACACATGCCGGTTCTAACCCAGTAGATGGCTCATACACAACAGGCACCGGCGTTGCAACTGCAACTGGTGAAGGTTTTGGTGACTCTACTACACTTAACGAAATGGCTTTCTCAATCGAGAAAACAACCGTAACGGCCAAAACACGCGCCCTGAAAGCTGAATACACAATTGAGCTTGCTCAGGACCTGAAAGCTGTTCACGGTCTGGACGCCGAGTCTGAGTTGTCAAACATCCTGTCACAGGAAATTTTGGCTGAAATCAACCGTGAAGTTATCAGAACAATTTACAAAGTTGCTAAAACTGGTTCTGCTAGCACGGCTACAGCCGGCACGTTTGACCTGGACGTTGATTCAAACGGTCGTTGGAGCGTTGAGCGTTTCAAAGGCTTGTTGTTCAACATCGAACGTGACGCCAACGTAATCGCACAAGACACACGTCGCGGTAAAGGTAACTTCATCATCTGTTCTTCAGATGTTGCTAGTGCCCTTGCAATGGCTGGTGTTCTTGATTACGCCCCTGCTCTTGACACAAACCTGAATGTTGACGATACAGGCAACACATTTGCTGGCACATTGAATGGTCGCTACAAAGTATATGTAGATCCATACAGTGCCAACACTGGCGCCGCAAGTCAGTTCTACGTTGTAGGTTATAAAGGTTCATCTGCATATGACGCTGGTCTGTTCTACTGCCCATACGTCCCACTGCAAATGGTCCGCGCAATGGATCCTAGCACCTTCCAGCCAAAAATCGGCTTTAAGACACGCTATGGTATGATTGCTAACCCATACGTTACACAGTCTGACGGCACAACAGATGCTGATACATTTACAGCAGACCGTAACCAGTATTACAGAAGCGTTAAAGTTACTAACCTGATGTAAGCTAAAAAATAATAAGACCGTGTTAAGCGGCACTTATTGAGGAGACCCCGGGGCTATGTCCCGGGGTTTTTCTTTTGCATAAATATGTGTAGGAGTATTTGTTATGCACGAAATTGAATATATCGAAAAACGATTTGCAAATCTTGATAGACAGTATGACGCTGGATTACCTACACCCAATATTACATTAGATAATTTTCTTCCTCGGGAATCTGCTTTTGCGTTATATAAAGAGTCTCAGGATATTCCTCGTAAACATTGGACACACTTTACTCGTAAAAATAGTAGTATGCAGGAGTGCAATAATTTAGATGTTATGCCTGTTGCAAGAAACTTTATTGACCAGATGCATGGTTATAAGGGTATTCGTTGGTTAGAAAAACTAACAGGTGTTCAGGGTATTATAGGTGACCCATTTCTTGTAGGTGCAGGATATGGCAAAAGTTATAATGGAGGAAGTTTAAAGGTTCATACAGATTTTAATTGGAATGAACAAAGACAATTACATCGTTTACTTTCGCTAATTATATACCTCACACCTGATTGGAAACCAGAATATGGTGGAGGTTTAGAGTTTTATGATTTCAATAATGATAAAAAACTGTATACAGTAGACACAACTTTTAATACTTGTCATATTTGGAACTATCACGCCAAAGGGTTTCATGGTTATCCTAAACCAATTAACTGTCCAGATACAATGAATCGTGTGACACTTAGATTATTCTATTTTATAAGTAACTCTACACACAATCCAAATGATTTACCTCACAGAAGTCAATACTGGTATGACAAGGAAACTAACGAAGCATATGATATTCGTGCAATCAAATAACATTATAAATAGTGTATAAGGAGAAACAATGGCTTATAATCCTATCACTAGCGTCCAAGAAGCAGGGCAAAACGATCCAGGCAATCCACAGGAACTTGACTTTCTGAGACCCAATGGTTTTAGATTTCAAGTTCATAATATTCCTAACGTTTCTTTCTTTTGTCAGGCAGCTAACTTGCCTCAAGTTTCATTGGGCAGTCCTACTGTAGAAACTCCTTTGTCTACACTTGTATTTCCTGGCGAAAAATTGCAGTTTGGAGAACTTATTATCAGGTTCCTAGTTCAAGAAGATATGGCAAACTACAAGGAACTTTATAACTGGTTAATTGGATTGGGTTCTCCTGAACAACACAAACAATTTACAGACTTCATTGATAGTCAGTCATATCGTTTCCCTAATGGTAGAAGTAAAGAGTCTGCACAATTTAGTGATGCTGATTTGTTTGTCCTTGATTCCAATAACAACCCAAATCTTAAAATTTCATTTACAGATGTCTTTCCTATTAGTCTTGAAGGTTTGGATTTTGATATTAGTTCTGGTGACCAAAACTATTTTGTGGGTGTTGCCGCGTTTAGATATAGATTGTTTAAAATCGAAACGGTCACCTAAGTTATAGACTTCTATACCGTTTTGTGCTAACTTACTTATAAATAAACACCTCGTGGTTATATTATGATTGAAAATGTTTTGTTAGATGGTGAAATACAGGCTATTATTTTAAGAGCCAATTTTCAAAAAGAAGGTATTGAATTCTTCACACCATCAGATTTTTCCCAACAATTGGGATACATGAACAGACCTAAAGGTCATAAAATTCAACCACATAAACATCGCCAAGTTACAAGGGAAATTTCCCTTACACAGGAAGTCCTCTTTATTAAAACAGGAAAAGTTCTTGTTAACTTTTATAATAATGAACAAAAACTTTTCACAAGTGAAATACTTAATGAAGGTGATATTGTTCTTTTAGCTTCAGGCGGTCATGGTTTTGAATTTTTAGAAACTAGTGAAATTATTGAAGTTAAACAAGGTCCTTATTTACATAAGGATGATAAAATAATTTTTAAAGGTTAATTATGATTACATTGAAAGAACTACAGGATATGTGGGCTGAGGATAGTAAGATTGATGAACTTAATCTCGGTTCAGAAAGCACGAGAATTCCTGAACTACATTCTAAATATCTCAATCACATGTCTAATGTTCGCTTACAATTGCGTAAGTCTGAGGCAGCGTTACTAAAGTTGCGCCGTATTAAAATGCAATATTATCGTGGCGAGCTCAGTAAACAAGAACTTGATGCTTTAAGTTGGGAACAATATCTCGGTCCTAAACCACTGAAACAAGACATGAATGAAATGTTAGATGCTGATGATGATATCATTGAGCAGATGAATAAAGTTGAATATATTAGAACAGTAGCAGATTTCTTAGAACGTGTTATGCGTTATTTGAATAGTCGCACTTGGGATATTAAAAATAGTATTGAGTGGACTAAATTTACAAACGGTCTTATGTAATGATTACAGTAACCAAAAAGAATGAAGCAAACTTAAATGTTGAATGTGATGTAAGCATTGCACAAGAGATTAATGATTTCTTCACCTTTGAGGTTCCGGGTGCCAAATTCATGCCAGCGTATCGTTCTCGTATGTGGGATGGCAAGGCAAGACTTTTTAATATTTACGCAAAAGAATTACCTGTAGGATTACTTAGTTATCTTGAAGAATTTTCAGGACAACTTGAATATAAAATTAATGTGGATGTTGAGGATATTGGTGACCCAGTATCTAATGAATATGTAAAGAAGTTCGCAGAATCTTTAAACTTACATAGTGGCGGCAAGCCTATTGAAATTAGAGATTACCAAATTGAAGCTATTACACACAGTATTAGAACAGGCAGAGCATTGTTACTGTCACCTACTGCTAGTGGTAAGTCTCTTATTCTTTATGTTCTCATACGTTACTTGCAATCAAGAAACAAAAAACAACTACTCATTGTCCCTACAACGTCCCTTGTAGAGCAAATGTATAGTGACTTCCAGGATTATGCAAGCGAAGATGAGTGGATGGTTAGTGAAAACTGTCATCGTATCTATGGTGGTAAAGAAAAGTCTAATGAGTTTCCTATTACTATTTCAACATGGCAGTCCATTTATAAGTTTCCTAAAAAATGGTATGAGAAGTTTGACGCCGTGTATGGCGATGAAGCACATTTGTTTAAAGCAAAGTCTCTTACAGGTATTATGAATAAATGTTTAAATGCTAAACATCGTATAGGCACAACTGGCACATTGGACGGAACGAAAACACACAAACTTGTTCTCGAAGGTTGCTTTGGTCGTGTCTATAAAGTTACTACAACAAAGAAACTTATGGATAAAGGTTCTCTTGCTAATCTTGATGTTACATGTTTAATGTTAGAATATAGTGATGAAGATAGAAAAGCAGTAAAGGATATGTCTTATCAAGAGGAAATGGATTTCCTTGTAGGGCATCCAAAACGTAATAGTATTCTCACAAATCTAACAATAACACAAAAAGGCAACACACTAGTTTTATTTCAATATGTAGATAAACATGGTGTCCATTTATTTGATATGATAAAGAAAAAAGCTGAGGATCCCCGCCCAGTGTATTTTGTTTATGGTGGAACTGAAACTGATCAACGTGAAAAAATCCGTGAGTTGACAGAGAAAGCTAATGATGCTATTATCATTGCGTCATATGGCACATTCTCAACAGGCATAAATATAAGGAACTTACATAATGTTGTTTTCGCATCGCCATCCAAGAGTAGAATCCGTAATCTACAATCTATTGGACGAGGCTTACGATTAGGTGATAATAAAACTTCCTGTAATTTATATGATGTTGGTGATGATTTGTCTTGGAAATCTAAGAAGAATTATACATTGAATCATATGATTGAACGTGTTAAGTTATATAATGAAGAAGGTTTTAAATACAAACTTGTAAGGCTACCCACTAATGGAAAACCAAATAAAAGTAATTAAATTTGAGAATGGCGAGACTGTGGTTGCAACTATGGAAGAAGAATTTACTGAAAATAATTTTGTAAAGATTTTATATCCTATTGAAATTATTTCCGAAGCTCACCTAGAAGGTGAGCAAGTAATTGAAAAATATTCTATGAAACCATGGATTAGTATTTCGGATGAAACACTGATGTCAGTAAATTCACGCCGCATCACAACGGTGGTAAATTTAAAAGAAGAATTTGTTGAAGGTTACGAAAGAATGGTTAATGTATTATTTTTTCAGACTGAAGTAGAACAAGAGTCAGTTCAAGATGAATTAGAATTATTAATGGATTATTATGAAGCACAAAAGAGTAATAAAATTTCCTAAACGCCACAGAGCGATTATACACACAGATTCACATAGAAGTCAAGCACTTTTTTATAATGGAGGACCAAATGCCTAAAAAACGTGAGAAGGGAGCTCACTATATTGATAATAAAGAGTTCCTAGCAGCTATTACAGAATATCGGGAGAAACGTCTAGCCGCTGAAGCGGCGGGCGAAGAAAAGCCTCGTGTAACAAACTACCTAGGTGAATGTATGGTTAAAATTGCAAATCACCTTGCATACAAATCTAATTTTGTAAATTATACGTTCCGTGAAGAAATGATTCTTGACGGTATTGAAAATTGTATTACATACATTGATAACTTTGATCCTGAAAAATCTAAAAATCCTTTCGCATATTTTACACAAATTACATACTATGCTTTCCTACGCCGTATTCAAAAAGAAAAGAAACAATTGGATACAAAGTATAAGTATATTCAAAGTATTGATATGCAAGAGCTACTGACTCATGGGGCAGATGGCGATCCAGGAACATCTGAGTTTCTTGATTATATGCGTAAACAAGTTGATGAAGCGGCTTCTCTCAATGAAAAACATGAAGGACAAAAGTTAGCAAAACGCCGTCCTAAATATTTGGATGACAAAGAAGCTATGGAATATGCTAAAGAAAATATTGATGCCCTCAAAGAATTGGACAAATAATTACTTGACATTTAGATAATTATATTGTATAACTCATATTATGAACATTAAATATTCAGAAATTTTCTTTAGTTTTCAAGGTGAGGCTGAACTTGCAGGTAAACCCTCAGTTTGGTTGCGATTCTTTGGTTGTAATCTTGAATGTAATGGCTTTGGCCAAATAAATCCTGCCGATGAAAAAACATGGGAACTTCCTTATCAGGATGTAGATCCCAATAGTATTAAATCTGTTGATGAACTTCCTGTTTTTGATAAGGGTTGCGATTCCTCATATTCGTGGTCCTCTAAGTTTAAAAGTTTGTGTCCTGCTGAAACTGTAGAACAAGTATGTGATAAGTTTGAAGCATACTTGCCAGGTGGTAAGTTTGTTCGTGAAGGTCATAAAACAGATACAATGTTGTGTTTTACTGGCGGTGAACCTATGTTGCGACAAAAACATATGGTTGCTATTGTTGAGGAACTGACTAACAGAAATAATCGTCCTAAAACAATCACCATTGAAACAAACGGCACAAAACCTCTCTTGCCTTTATTCAAAGAGTTTATTGAAAACAACGATGATATTCGTTGGCACTTTGCTATTAGTCCTAAACTGTTGCATACTGCTGGTGAAAAAGATGCTTGGAACCCTGAAGCAATTTTACAATACTCAGATATTGTAGCTTCATCAACAAGTATTCTTAAGTTTGTTTGCAACGGCAGTGAAGAATCATGGAATGAAATTGAAAACAACTTGAATGAACTTTCAGAAGTTTTTGGTGAATTGGAGCTTCCTAATATTTGGATTATGCCAGTAGGTGCAACCAAAGAACAACAGGAAGTTATTTCAGATATTGCTGTAGATGCAATGAACCGTGGTTACTATGTTGCAACAAGAAACCATGCTTATGTATTTGGCAATCAGATAGGAACATAAAATGGAGTTTAATTTAAAATTAAATAAAGGTGACGTTACTGCAAAATTTGATGATGCAAACTATTATTCAGATTATGATATTACAGTGACGAACAAAGATGCCAACATTATTCTGTCTTGGCGGGATATTGACCGTTTTGTGGATGACCTTTGTAAGCAAGTAGCCGATGAAGGTTACACAATGGTTGTTGGGCTTGCTCGGGGAGGTGTTGTTCCTGCTGTTATGATTAGTCATAAACTAGGAATTAAATATGATTCGGTCGTATGGCAAACACGAGATGGAGGACTTCAAGAAATAGGTCGTCTAAATAATATCATAGTTCGTGAAAAGAAAGTTTTGATTGTGGATGACATTTGTGATTCAGGTCTAACATTGACACAGGTAAAAGCAAATCATCCAGATGCAGATGTTGCAGTTTTAACAACCAAAGTGGATACAAAGTTAGTTGACTACACTGCAAAGTCATATTATAATGATGAACGTTGGGTAATTTTCCCTTGGGAATAAATATAACTAGTCATAACTCGTGTAAGGAAGGAGTAAAAAATGGCTTACAATAAAACAAAGACAGACCCTGATTTGGGTCGCCAAGTCCATGAACACTTAGTAAAGTGTGGTGTGGAAACACCCGTAAAAGATAATGGTATCAGTCGGACAGAAAAAATTGATACTATTGAAAAACATTTCACAAACGTTATGGAGACACTCGGACTAGATCTTACAGATGATAGTCTTATTGAAACTCCGAAGCGTGTTGCAAAGATGTATGTTAATGAAATCTTTTGGGGTCTTGACTATGAGGCATTTCCTAAATGCACTACAGTAGATAACAAAATGAATTATGATGAAATGGTTATAGAGCGTAACATTAATGTTCAATCTAACTGTGAACATCATTTTGTTGTAATTGATGGTGTGGCTACTGTTGCATACATTCCAAACAAAAAAGTTCTGGGACTTAGTAAAATTAATCGTGTTGTAGAATACTTTGCTAAACGTCCTCAGATTCAGGAACGCCTTACTGAACAAATTTATTATGCTCTACAATACATTCTCGATACAGATAACATTGCTGTTGTCGTTGATGCTCAACACTATTGCGTAAAAAGTCGAGGTGTTGAAGATGTAGGTTCATCTACCGTTACAAGTAAGTTAGGAGGCGGCTTCAAAGAAGACCAGTCTCTTCGTAACGAGTTTATGAGTTTTGTGAACAAGTAGGACTTTATGAATAATACAACTAGACAGGTAATGGTTGACCTTGAAACCTTAAGTGTGCGTCCATATGCCACTATCCTCTCAATTGGTGCCGTAGCTTTTAATATTGAACAAGGAGTGCTTGATACTTTCTACACAAATGTAGACGCTAATTCTTGCAAGGATGCCGGACTTCATATCTCGAAGGATACAGTAGAGTGGTGGAGTCAACAAAGCAAGGAGGCTAGGAAGGCCTTGACGGTCAATCCATTACCTGTCACTCAAGCATTAGAAAATTTTGCTGATTGGTTTGGCAACGACCGACAAACAATTATTTGGGGTAATGGTTCTGCTTTTGATATTTCTATTTTGGAATCGGCATATTGGAATACTGGACTTACTATTCCTTGGTCACCATGGAAAGTTCAATGTTATAGAACAGTCCTGAATCTTGTCGGTGTTAATAATAATCAAATCAGACAGTCTGAAAGCGAAGGCACACATCATAATGCACTAGATGATGCTATGAGCCAAACTAAAACACTATTGAAAATTTTGAAAACATGATTATGATTAAACATATTGATAATGTAAAATATAATGAACAACTAGATAAGATTATCCTACATACAAAAGACATGCGCGGGAAGCCCGAGGCGTTTAATGTGCTTGACTTTAGCACAGAAAGATTGTATAACTTAATTATAGAGGCTTACGAATTAGGTCGTAAAGACAAAGCTGAAGAAATTAAGAGGGTATTAAAATGAACATCTTTTACTTAGATCCAGATCCAAAAACATGCGCGCAACTGCATTGTGACAAACATGTGGTTAAGATGATTATCGAATATGCACAGTTGATGTCTACAGCACATCGTGTTCTTGATGGTGAGCTGTATGAGGATAAAACTGCGGCAGGCCGACGCATTAAACGTTGGCGTCTTGCAAATGAAGCTGATGAGCAGGTAATTTACAAAGCCTCACATATTAATCATCCTTCAGGTATTTGGACACGGACATCTAAGGAAAATTACAAATGGTTGTATGAATTGTGGTGTGAGTTGTGTCTTGAATACACACATCGTTATGGCAGGCGTCATCTTACAGATGAAAAACTTTTTCATGTTCTTGCAAAAATTCCTAAAAATTTGCCTGAAGGTCCACTTACAAAAATGGCACAGGCGATGCCCGATGATGTAAAGACTGATGATTCTATTGTTGCGTATCAGGATTACTACAAAAAATATAAAGCCGCTATTGCACGTTGGACTGCAAGACCTATTCCGGAGTTTATGGTATGCACACATTAGAATATGTAGTTTCGGGAACAAGCTACATGCGAATGAGTAACCCTCAGGTATCTAAAGT